AAATAGAGATTCTCGATAATGAAATTACAATTTGGTTCCCATCTCTAGAGGATCCGATAGCTTCAAGCGGATTTATATTTAACTCAGAAGAAGAAGCTAGAAAGATTTACGCTCTAATCATCGAGTCGATAAGGCGGGGCGACAATCTACTCTACATCTAACCCTAACAACTAACGGCACTATGACAAACAGCACCGACGAAATTTTGGAATTATTGAAAGAGGCAAATGTTCAACTTTACGAGCTGAATAGAAGCGCCAAAATGATCGAAGAAAAAGCCCTTTACAGCTCAGAAAAGGCCCAAATCAGTGAGGTAGTCTATGACTGAGGAGAAGCGAAAGGCAGGAAGACCCAAGGGGTCAAAAAACAAGTCGGCTCTTCAAAAAGCCGCGCACAAGAGCAAGCCGGGACCAAAGGCATATTCAGCTACAGAGATCAAAAAGCTAGGCGAAAGTCTCGTTGAATACGTAAGCCGGAATGACGTATTTCACCTAGTATCATGGACACGCTCTATTAATAAAAGTAGTCAATGGTATTACCAAATAAAAGCAAAACATCCGGAATTAGTAGAGTATCACAATAAAGCTAAAGATATACTTGGAAGTAAAATACTAGGTATTGCAATGGCAAAAGGTGATGCTTGGACCCTGAGAACTTTCATCCCCAAATATCTACCGGACGTAGAAGAGTACATTGACAAGCGGATGGAGAAGGAAATCACTTTCAAAGAGCAGATCAAGAAAATGTTCGAGGAAAATGATGACGACAAAGCCACTACACTAATCGCTAAAATTGAAGAGCTCCTTGCCCATGAAAAAGCCGTTGAGCAAGAAGCAGCTAAAGAGCTACGACCAGAGCAATAAACGACTAAACTTCTGGGAAGGGGCGGTTAGATCCGGCAAGACCTTTATTTCTATCGTCAAATACATGGCACTGCTCAAGTATGGTCCCAAGGGACAGGCGATGATTATAGGAGTGTCTAGAGACGCTATACAAAGAAACGTGCTTATAGAGCTTTGCAGTCTAACAGGGGCTCCTGTACCTACTCCTAAAGCTACGCAGATGAACCTCTTTGGCAGGACGATCTGGTTAGTTGGTGCTAGTGACGAAAGAGCCCAGCACAGGATCCGAGGATCTACCCTAGTTTTGGCTTACGTTGACGAGCTGACTTTGATCCCTCAAGGCTTCTTTAAGATGCTACTTTCCCGACTTTCGGAGCCTGGCGCAATGCTCTTAGGCTCAACGAACCCGGATAGTCCCTTCCACTGGCTCAAGACCGACTATTTGAACCGCCAAGATTTAGATATGGCGGTCTTTCATTTCAAGCTTGAAGACAACCCAAGTTTGACCGATCACTACATTGATAACCTCAAGCTCGAGTATACTGGGCTTTGGTACAAGAGATACATAGAAGGCCAATGGGTCCTAGCCGAGGGATGCGTCTATGATTTCTTTGATGAAGAAGACCACGTCATTCCAGAGCCGCCAGGCCCCGCCGAGTACTACATAATTGGCATAGACTACGGAACTACTAATCCGACGGTCTTTAGTCTCATAGGCTACAATCCGAAGTACTGGCCCAATGTTTGGGTAGAGAAAGAATACTACTATGACAGCAAGAAGAAGGGTCGTCAGAAGACCGACACGGAGTATGCCGAGGACTTGATTGACTTTTGCCAAAACAGGCTAATAAGGGCTATCTATGTGGATCCTTCAGCAGCTAGTTTTAAAGCCGAAATGCGAAAGCAGGGTCTTAGCGGCATTAGAGATGCGGACAACGACGTTTTGAACGGAATTCGATTCGTATCTAAGCTATTGAGTAACGGGACCTTAAAAATATGTGGTTGCTGCACAAATACTATTCGAGAGTTCCAAAGCTATCGCTGGGATGATAAAGCTACAGCTAAGGGAATAGACAAGCCTCTTAAAGAGTACGATCATTGTATGGATAGTTTAAGATATACAGTTTTTAGTCACTTCTTAAATAAGTTTAGTTCCGATTACTCTTCTAAAGACCTCGATGATTTAACTAATAGTGTTTATAACACAGACGACGACTTACCCGAGTTCTTTCAGGGTGTCGGTAACGAATGGGGCCGTTAGGATTCCACTAATTTTGCCTTCTAACATACGTATATACATCTAGATACGCACAAATAATTTCCAAATCGTTCTAACAAATAATTTTGTGTCTTTGACATTTTTGGGGTTTGGTAACCTTAGAAATCTTATCCATGTTTTGAAGGGGTGTCTTTACGGGGAAAGATAAAGATTTCCTAGCTCTAGGAGAGAGAAATAGCCAAATTTAAAGGGGGTGTCGCTGAGTAGAAAACGAAAGATTACACTTTTTCACCTTGGCCTAGGGGTTTGGTAACTTTAAAACCGAGTTCGACGGAAAAGCTAAAACCTGCAGAAATCTAGGAGAGGGCTTCGCCCGTTTTCTGTACCTGTAATTGATCAAGTAAAAATTTTAGTCGTATGCTATTTTGAAGGTAGATCAAAAAGCAGGTGCGATCATGGTTTTAGAAAGAAATGTCACGAGCGATAGCTACTATTTCGATGGAAATAAGAGCAATTCAAAAATGCTCGATGACACGTACGCTGAAGCGATCACGATCAACCAGGCGTTTTGGAGTGAAGCCGATACCGACCTTCGATTTAAAATCGGAGATCAAAACATGCTAAATAATTATTACGGCAATATCCCAGCCGCTAAGAGGAAACAATTTTCGTTTAATAGGATCTTGCGCGTTTGCAATTTGATCACAGGCTTCCAGCGCAGAAACCGGAAAAGCACTGTCACGGCTCCGGTGGAACAAGACGACGACAAAGCTAGCAATCAGTGGACTAAGTTGCTATTTCACACGCAGAAGCGAGCCAATGCGGATGAATTCATCTCCGAGGCTTTCGAGAAAGGCTCAGTCACTACAGGAATGAGCCTGCTTCACGCCTACATAGACTATAGCAAGGATATCGAGTCCGGTGACATTCAGCTTGATCACGTCCCTTACTCCTCATTCTTGATAGATCCGTATTTCAAGAAGCGCGATCTTTCAGACTGCAATTACATCTGGCGAAGAAAATGGATGAGCAAAGACGCAGTAAAGAGCGTCATGCCGGACAAGATGGACGATTTCATTGAGCAGATCCGGCCCAGAGGGAACAAAGATGGTAAGTTTCAGTATATGGCAGAGTCCTACAGCTACGCGATGGATTGCCTCCTAGCCGTAGATGAGTATTGGTATAAGAGCACGAGAGAGGCGATATTCATAGTAGATAGTCAGTATGGTCTTTCGCGGGAGTGGCAGGGGACTAAAGAGCAGCTCAAGGAGTTTCTGACGCAGTATCCGGCTATGCAGAAGGTCAAATCAATTGTTCCTACTGTCAAGCTAATCCAATGCGTAGAAGGTCAAACGGTATACGACGGTAAAAACCCGCTTGGAATAGACTCTTATCCATTCGTGCCGTTCCTCGGATACTACGAGCCTGATATCAGCTATTTTCCTCTCAGATGTCAAGGGGTTGTCCGGCAACTCCGGGACAGTCAGTTTCTTTATAATCGTAGAAAAGTGATTGAGCTCGATATTTTGGAATCTCAAGCGAACTCAGGTTTCATTTACAAGCCTAGCTCGATGGTAAATCCTAGAGATATCTTCATGGAAGGCCAGGGAAAGGGCATTCCTCTTAAAGAAGAAGCTAGTCTCGACGATATCCGCGAAATTCAGCCCGGACAAATTCCTCCTTCCATGATCCAACTTTCAGAGCTTATGGGCCGTGAGATTATGGAAATTAGCGGAGTGAACGAGGAATTGCTAGGGTCTGCGACGGATGACAAAGCCGGGGTTCTCTCAATGCTCCGACAAGGCGCAGGACTAACGACGCTCCAAGGACTATTCGACGGCCTCGACTTCTCCCAAAAGCTCCTAGGCGAGCTATTCGTTCAAATTATCCAGAAGAAATACACTTACGGAAAAGTCGCGCGGATCCTAAACGAAGAGCCGATTGAAGAGTTCGCGAACGGCATGTTCCTTGACTACGATATCAGAGTGGAAGAAGGCGTCAATACCACGACCCAGCGCCAAATGGAATTCCAGCAGCTCCTACACTTACGCGAGCTTGGGCTCCCAATCCCAGATAAATCCATTATCAACGCTGCCACGGTCCAGAACAAAGATAAGATCATCGAAGACATGGAGCAGGTGCAGCAGCAGGAGCAGCAGGCGCAGCAAATGCAGATGCAAGCGCAAATGCAGCTTCTTCAGGCTCAGATCCAGGATTTGCAGTCTAAGGCATTGGCAAACAGTGGTTTGGGAAATGAAAGAAATTCGCGCATACAGGAGAATAGCGAATTATCTGTAGAAAGACGTGCCAAGGCAATAGAAGATATTTCAGACGCTCAATTAAACAGGGCTAAAACGCTTAAAGAGCTACAAGACATAGATCTTACTCAAATTGAGAAACTCCTTCAGCTTGCTGAAATGCTCAAAACAGGTGATAGAGAGTTAGATCAAGCGGTAGAAGGTGCCTCAGACCCAACAAGCCCAACAGGGCAAAAGATGCCTTCATTTAACATGGTCAGTGGTATAAATAATTTGAACCCTGATTTAGGTAATGGGGGTTTTTAACCCGAGCTCACGCTCGCTTTACCGGAGCAATCAAATGAAAAAGAAATACCATGGTGAGAAGAAGTTAGGCGGCGAAAAATCGTTTGCAGGTCTTCCTGAAAAGGTTGTTATGAAAGCTTACCCAAAGGCTCCTCATGGAGCAAAACAGGGATACGGCGATAGCTTAGAGAGCATTGACATGTTCGCTAAGAAGAATCATAGCAAGATGATGAAAGGCTAAGAGTTAGAGCTAAAGTTTCTCTTCGTCGGGCAACTTGCCGGATCATTAATTTGGTCCGGTTTTTTTGTGTCTAAGAATATTAATTTGTGTTTAAGAGTATTAATAATGATTATTTGTGGTCAATGTAGGAATACAGTAGCATACAAAAGCAAGCATAAAGCAAGATGAGCACCAAGGCAAAAGGCAGATGATTAAAAATTTAAAGGACCTTCCACTTTTTTTGAGCATTAAAGATTTGGTAGGTTTAGGACTCTTCAAGAACGGGCAAGCAGTACACAAAGCGAGACGAAAGGGCGAAGCGCCTCCAGAGATTTACATCTCAACCAAAGTTATCAAGTTCCCCAAAGACGATTTACTTCAATGGCTGAAAGATAAGGAAATGGGACATGAATAAGAGAAAAACGGTGGGCCAGGAGTCGGTAGACCGGCTTTTACAGAGAGATTTCACGCAGACGGTTAGAGATACGCAGGTCGAAGTACAGCGCAACTATTTTGATGAAATCCGCAAAACGATTGAGCAAGTTCCTGACTGGACGGAGCCCTTTTATATCTCTGTACTGACTCGGAAAGATAAGCTCTTAGAGAATGTCGTCCGCTTCGTCTATATCCCTAGGCAAACTCTTCCTACTCCGCATTGGGATCAAACGGTATGGCGCTATAATCCCGTCTCCGAGGATATCGAATACATTTGGACTATTCCTGACAAGATTTCGGCTAACGAAATGCTTCAGTTTCCTCATGAGGTCAAGAGAGAAGAATACCAGCTATTTGAGTTCGTGAAGCTTCATGCGGCGGGGATGCTCTATCCCAAGATGCTCCTAAAGCACGAGAAGGACGAGCTAGCGAATATGAGAAAATACGGGGACCTTTACGAAGGTCAAGAGAAGAAAGCAAAGAAAGACGCAGAACAGGAACTAAACAGCAAAATTGAATAGGAGTCGAGATATGGGACAACAGAGCCAGAGCACCACGGACTACGGACAATTTATAATCTTGAATCAAAATCGAAATTTAAAACTTAAGTTAGTTCGTCAGCTAGAGAGAAGTATTGCAGTTCAAAACGATCTACACGCCTTTCCCATTATCATTAATGGTAAAAATGAAGTAATAGACGGTCAGCACAGACTTACCGCAGCTATGAATCTAGGTGTACCAATCTGGTACGTAGTGAACGAAAGAGCCGACGATGATTTTATGATCCGGACAAATAACAATCGGGGAAATTGGAGCCAGGAAGACTACCTGCGGCACTATGTAGGCCGAGGGTACGAGGAGTATATAAAGCTTGATGGATT